TTAATAAAATACCGCAAAGGATAAATGGGTTTAAACGTAGTGATTTCGGCGTGAAAGGTATCTCATTGAACAAACTAGCAGCTTTAGTGCTTTTAATGACCTTCCTAATAGGTCAGTTCATTGTGTATACCCATGCGCATCCGCAAACCGCTCTTAGCATCGTAGACAGCCCTGCAAAAAAACACCATGCAGATCATCCTAAGTGTTCCATTTGTGATCAAAACTCGCACCCTCAGATAGTTTTTCATTTTACACTAGATGAAATCATTCTTCCAGCGCGCCAAATTGAATTTGGCTTATTTATTACGGGAGACCAAACTATCAGAGCGCTGCTTTCAGGCAATCGTGGTCCCCCCATCGGTTAATTTTTACGCTAATTCCAATAGCGCTGCTGCTATTTGTACAACGCTATTGCCATAAAACGACTTCAATAAGTGTTTTTAGCATTTAACAATCAAACGATTCATACGGTGGATACCGAACTAAACCAAAGCCCAACGGAACTTGGTTTAGTTTGACACAGCAATTCGTCGATGTTATCCTTGATATTATATACGTAAAAATTATTCGTACAGATGAAAATTAAAATTATAGGCTGCATTTTTATGCTCGTCTCCTATTTCTCCATACTTCCGGCCTTTGCGGCAACGATCAGCGGCAAGGTAACGGATGCCAAAACAAATCTTCCGATTGCTGGCGCAACAATTTCATTGCAGCAACTTCGTTCAAGCACATCATCCGACCAACAGGGTCGCTATACCTTTAAATCGCTTCCTTCAAGCGGACGTTACCTGGTTGAAGTTCGTTTTTTAGGCTATCAGTCCATTGTAAAAGCCGTCGATTTAACTTCAGAAAATCTTACCGTTGATTTTTCACTGACAGAAAGTATTATTGAAACCAATGAGGTTGTCGTTACGGGTACACTTGTCACTTCACAGAGCCGCCGCAACAGCACTTCCGTTGCAGTAATATCCAAAGATGAACTACAGGGCAATGCAACAAATTTGATTGATGCACTTGCACGACAAGTTCCCGGACTGAGCCAGATCACTACAGGACAAGGCATCTCAAAACCTGTGATACGGGGCCTTGGCTATAACCGTGTCGTTACGGTGAGTGATGGGGTCAAACAAATGGGCCAGCAATGGGGCGATGAACATGGTATTGAGATCGATCAAAATCAACCGGATCGTGTGGAGGTCCTTCGCGGTGCTGCATCGCTGATGTACGGATCTGATGCTATTGGTGGTGTGATCAATGTACTTGAACCAAACGTTCCTACTACAGGGCAGATTAAAGGTGAAATACTGAGCAGCTACTCAACAAACAACGGATTGACCAATAGCTCTGTCATGCTGACGGGTAATGAAAATGGATTTGTATGGCGTGGCCGCGGTTCTTACCAGAATGCCTATTCTTATAAGACCCCAGCAGGCCGATATGGCAATAGTGGCTTTAACAACAGCAATTTCAGTGGTATGCTGGGACTAAACAAGCAATGGGGCTATTCACATCTTAATTTTTCGTACCTAAAAAATAATATCGGTTTTTACGATGCCGAACCGGGCGATCCGCTTTACATCAATTCGAAAAGCCGTACGCTTGATTTTCCAAAACAGGATATCCGCCATTATAAACTGGCTCTTAACAATAACTTTGTCGTTGGATCGGGCAATTTAAAACTCGATCTTGGCTATCAAAAAAATCAACGTCGGGAGCTTGAAGAAGCGACACCTTCCTTATTCTTCGATCTGAATACCTATTCACTTGATGCAAAATATTCTTTAAGCGAAAAAAATGGCTGGCAACATGTATTTGGCATTAGCGCAAGCCAAGAACACAGCGTTAATAAGGGGGTGGAATTCCTGATTCCTGCCTATGACCAGCTGGAGCTGGGTGCTTTCGGATATGCAAAGAAAAGCTGGGGTGAAAATACGTTTAACGTTGGATTGCGCTATGACTATGTCAACAACAAAGGCAAGCAGCTCTTTGTTGAAGACGAGGAGAAGTTTGCTGGTTTCAAAAATAGTTTCAGCAATGTCAGCGGTGCACTTGGATACACGCATATCTTCAGCGAGGACCTCAATTTCAAAGCAAATGCCGGTTCGGCCTTTAGAGCACCCAATCCTGCCGAACTTGGTTCGAACGGTGTGCATGAAGGAACCTACCGCTATGAGGTCGGCAATGAAAACCTTAAACCCGAAAGAAGTTACCAAGCGGATGCTACCCTGGAGTTTGGACATAGTATCGTTACAGGAAGTATTGGAATCTATGAAAACTACATTCACAACTTTATCTATGCCTCAACCACAAAAGGCGACACGAAAACTGTCATCAATGACAATGGCGATTCACATACCTACGACGTATACCGCTATGGTCAGGTTAATGCCAATCTATATGGTGTCGAAGGAAGCCTGAATTTTCATTTGCTAAACTGGATCCACCTCGACAATACTTTCAGTTATACCCATGCACAGAACAATACATTTGACAGACCACTGGCATTAATTCCTGCCGGAGTCGTGCACAACACTCTACGTCTTGAACCTAAGATTACGGGATTAAATGCGTTCTACGTTTCTGTCGGTCTCGACAATTATTTCAAACAGAACCGCATCGACGAAACCTTTGAAACTCCGGCCGATTCCTATACCTTATTGAATGCTGGAATCGGTACAACATTACATCTTGGATCGCAGCAATTAAAAGTATTTGCTGCAGCGTCCAATTTAACCAACAAGCGTTATTACGATGCACTGAGCAGATTACGCCCGGGACGTCTATCACAGGAAGATCCCAATTTTGGTGTCTATAATATGGGAAGAAATATCACTTTCGGTGTTTACCTCCCACTTAGCATCAAGTAAATTAAAAAAGGCGGGATCATTTAAGATCTCGCCTTTTTTAGCTATTATTTGGGGTCATCTGCAGTTGCCTCTCTTGCCAATGGCACATCGTCGGGCATTGCTTCCAAAGAGGAATCCAGGGCAAACAAGGATTCATCCGAAGCGCGGTCACCACCGGCGATTTTCAACTTATCAATCAATTCCAATGCTAATTTCTCTTCTTCGATCTGTTCTTTAACAAACCATTGTGCAAAGTTCCAGGTTGCCCAGTCCTTCTCCGCCATTGCCAAATTGACAATATTATAGATCGCTTCCGTATTCTCCACTTCGTGTTTAAAAACACGGTTGAAACACTCTGTCAACGATTGCGGATCTGCAGGAGGCTGTGCAATGGCTTCTATCCGTGGCCGGCCACCCCGTTCCAAAATATACCCCATAATCTTCGTCATGTGGTTACGCTCTTCCTGCGCATGCCGATACAGAAAATTGGCAATTCCGCCATAGCCCTGATCGTCTGCCCATATACCCAATGCCAGATATATCTGAGCTGCCTCAGCTTCCTTCGTCATTTGCTTGATTAGAGTTTCTTGCATGTCTTTTGACAATCGATTCGTTTCCATATGTCATCTATTTGATTTAGTAAAGAACACCATTATCAGGCATTTCGTTTGAAATTTATCGAACTAAAACAGGCAAAATCGCTGTGGACGTAATGAGCAAGTCCCTCGTTTTATATTGCACAAAAAAAGGGAAAACCAGCTGGAATTCCCTTTTCTATGCTTAATAGTGATACTATTTCAAGTTATCTCTATATACTTTTGCTTTTTTGATTTCCGTTTGGATATCTTTCTTCGATGCATCAAAGCTTAACACTTTTTCATAATCCTTGATTGCATTATTGTAAGCGTCAGTTGCCATCGCTTTATTGTAATTAGGCGTACCTTCTGTTCCGATTAAAATACCCAAATCACGACTAGCAATCGCTCTATTTTGATAAAATTTAGCGTCACTTGGGTTGATAGTGATTGCTTTTGAATAATCCTCAATAGCTACTTTCAACAATTGTTCTTTGTTGGCAACAGATGTTTTGTTTGTTGCCTGAACAGCAAGATTGTTTGTTGCTTTCGCTTTAAAGTATAAAGCATTGGCATTTTTACCGTTTAATGCAACTACTTTTCCAAACGTTTCAGCTGATTTTTTATAATCACCGTTTTGAAACTGAGAATATCCCAACATATATAATACATCCGGATCTTTCCCTTCCTGAGGTAGGGCTTTGGTCAAGTATGACTCAGCATTCTTGAAATCACCATCCAAAAGAGCTTTTTGCCCCATTCTCACATTAGCGTTGCTATGCTCAGCCTGTTTTGGTTGTTGTGCATTTGCGCTAAAAGCAACTAAAGCAAAAACCCCTGTAAACAAACCCAATTTAAATGATTTTAAATTCATATCTAAATAGTTACGTTTTTATATTCTCTCTTTAATGATCACAATCGATCAATTTCATATCCGCGAAAAAAGCTTCTGGCACTGTCTCTAATCATAATAAAGATGCCATCAGCGTTGTTTCACAATCCAATATTACAATTATTATATTATGTATTGAATATCAGCTTTTTATTTTTTCTTTGTCTCTAAAAAGAGCTCTTTTTTATTTTTCTTTTTGTCAAATGTAGGTTGAAAACTTCTTCAACTGACATTTCCTTTTTCACTACTTTATCAGAACTTTTTTTAGAACTAATTATCTGTTCAAAGATACTATTTCCAATTTCTACATAGTTTGTAACGCCATGCTTTTTCAAGTTATCAAAAACTATGCCTATTACATTTTTAGCATCATTGGATTCTTTATGATATTGCAAATCTAACATATTGTTATAATTTTCAACTAATTCATTTGAAAATAATCTTAATTGCATCTGCAAGGTCAAAACATCAGTATCAAAAGGTTTATTACTTTCGCTTAAATCGCTGATTATAGCGTTAATTACATTAACAACACCTTCAATATCTTCGTTGACTAAATAGTCTAACAAAATGTTTTTTGTCTTTTCATCAATAGAATTCAAAATTGAATAAAGATGCAAAGAAGGTTGTAATAACATCCTTAGTACTCTGTTTTCTTTGTTATTGTCCATTTGGCAAAAATCAAGGTATAAGTTGACATTTACAATAGAGAATTAAATACTAATCTATTTAAACTTAAATATCTAGTAATGAGGTGAATAATTTTTTGAAAAGATGAAAATAATTTTGAAATTGATTGATTTGTAACAAAAGCTATTATTTGATTTTGTCGTCGTCTTTTGAATAGTTCTTATTGGTACCTGAAAGCCGTTCTTTTATGATAGTCCAAAAATCCAAATTGGTAACATCGCCTAAATTTTCCATAATAGATTTTAATTCCGCTGTTGCTATAAAAACCGCTACTACTTGCAGAACTGGAACGATTGGCATAAAATGAACTTGGAACATGTGGCTTACCATAAGAGCAAGCATATAAGCGGTTGATTTGCCTATCGTGTCCCTTAGTCTTTTTGACCGAATAGGTATATTGTTCTTATATGCACGCATTAAAGCGGTTATAACATCAATAACAACAAAGATTCCGATTACCAATAAACTAATCCAAATCGGTGCAAAGTATATCCAAAAAAATAAAACAGCTTTCCCAAACCAAGTTGAGGCAAGCCATGTAAAAAAGCTGTAAATCAATTCCATCTCTTACCCTCCTATCTTGATATACTTAACACCATTGTCGATGATGGTTTCACCTGCATTATATTTGGCTAATGCCTGATTAATCGACATTCCAAATGTCTTTTCAAAGTGTGGACTATCTTTAAAGCTTCGAAAATCTCCGCCCCATTTCCAACCCTTTGATTTGAAGTAATTCACAACCGTCATAAAATATTTATCTTCGTCCCATGATGCTGTTTCAAAGGTTCCATTATTGTCTTTATCATAAAGAATTACTATATCCATAGCCATCGCATAGTTGTGCCATGAGGTGCCACCTTTTGCATTTGTCACAATCTTTCCTTTAGTTGTTCGACCTTGTGCGTAAAGTGCATTTTGTTCTTCGAAGGTTCTAAGCGTGTGTGTAAATCTTAGTCTAACACCTTTGGGTAATTGAGTATTGATTTCAAGGTATTGATTCCGTAATTCGTTTCTTAATGCTGGGTGCATTCGGTTAATTCTATTGAGCGTTATGGAGTCCGCCCATTGTAGTCTTTTGTCTTCCATTTTTAAGATAAATATTGGATGATAATAGATTTTGACTATAGTATAATCGATGACCTATAGAGAGATAGACCATTATTTTTTAATTCACAAATAATCCACTAAATTTTAAGATTTTGACCTCATTAAATGACGTACATTGCAATAACTTTCAGTCGGAATATCTTTGTTTAAGGATGGGTAATAATTGATTATAGGGCTTAATTTTGGCTTAACGATATGATAATCGTCTAAAACAACAAAAGGGACTATAATTGTCCCTTCTTTATCTTCTCTATCTTTGAAATATAGACTTTAACATCATCACCATTTTCGTCTTTACCAATGAATACCATTTGAAAATTGGGTTTTTTGGGTTCGACATACTCAACGACATTAGTCCACTTGATATTTAATGATTTCTCCATACCACAAAATTGGAAAACATCAATATGAGTTATTTACGGTTAACCATTTTTTGGCAATATATTCATACAGTTATTGCGGAATGATGAAAATGTGACAGTGAAAACATTACCGCTACACATGTCTCCGAAATTGTCGCTAAATGGAACAACCGATACATTACCATTTATTTCTAAATCATCATGTTCTGCTAACCACTTTAAAAAATCCTGTGCAATTTCATTTGTGCTGTCTATAACATCAAATTCCGTAACCTCATCGCTTAAGTCCATAACAGCAAATTCCCATATAGTTGCATTGTCATTGCTAGTATTGAAATTTGATTTTACATACTCGTAATTTACCAATGGATATTTCAGGTTTTTATAGGTTGATAGCTTATCGGTATCTCCGAATTTAACGTCATTGACCATCGGATGTTGGTTAAAATATCCTTCAATGATGTTACGGATATATTTTAGATTCCTTACCATTAGTAACCCCTCCTATAGTAATTTACTTTGCTCGCTCTTTCCCTATAATACTGTGCAGAATAGTCTATATTATCACCCAAATAAACATTCATGCTGTTGAATGTCGAATCAGCGGTAACACTTGTATTTGTTGTTTCGTCATTGTCAGTTGCAAAGTATTTTATTAACCTAGATTTATATCCATCCATCTTTTGCTTAACACTCTGGACGGCACTGTCTTTGTCTTTAATTTGAAGAGCTGATAGTGTAGCATCTGTTGCAACGTTGATACCTTTGTTATTGATTTTTAAATGCAAATAGTCTATTGCATAGGCTATTGTAGCGTAAATTAAAAACGGTTCTATGATTTCATCCAAGACGAAATTGTCCGTTTCTGTTGTCGTGTCTTCTGCAATTTTGGTTCGCATTGATGCTATGTAATCAGCACCAATTAAAGGCTCCAACTCTAAATCGGTTGCTTCATTCAATGCTACTTGTATGATATTTTCGTCAATGTTTTTTGGTAAAACACTATTGTTTTTTATTGATTGAATTGATATTAAATTTACTTTTTCCATGTTACTAATTAAGGTTTGTACACTTTCACTGGCACCCACTCATGCCTGCAAAATTTATTGACGACTCCAGTCTTCTTATTTTTCCAGTATCCACCGCAATGTTCCATAACTGAAAATCCCATCACCTTGGACATAGCCATTATATCGCTTGCACTGAAATATTTGTTACTGTTTATTATTGCTTCACAAAAATGCCTTGTCGTTGGAATAATTGTGCTACCGTCCGCTTCATCTCTTTTCACATAATCATACCATACCTCTATTTTATTAGCATTCGCAATGCTCGATGGTGCAGTATGAATAATGTTATTTGCTGTATTAGTTTTTGCATTAATAAGACCTGCATTTTTCAGTAGTTCAATAGCTTGCTGAACGTCTTGTTTGCTAACATTTTGATTTAGCTCCTTACCAATTTTAATAGCAATTTCGTCAAGTGTCATACCCTCGATTTTGTTATCTAATAAGTATTCTTCGATTGTATTGTAATTACTTGCAAAATGATAATGACCACACCCCGAAAATTTTGCCTTACCGATTAAAACAAAATCCTCTTTCGCTGTACCTAAATGCTTTACTTTCTCGAAGTCCTCTAATGTTGCTGAATAAGATTCTATTTCATCATCTTTTTTTTTATCAGCGGAAAATGATTGATTAGTTGTGGTTAGTAACGTATCACCATCGGCTAACGGTTCTAAACCTACTTCACTTCGTAACTCATTAACCGTCATAATCTTCTCTTTAGTCGCACTGTCCAATTCAGGTTTAAACAATTTTTCTTTGTCTTTTAAATCAATGATTGGCAAACGGTCATCCGCTTGGAATAACTTGTTGAATGCGTTTACAATTTCTATACGCTTATCTTTAACATAATTGTTTTTAAATAATTGGTATGCGTTTTCTAATTCTGTTGCATTGCCCAGGCTTCCTTCCTTCTCAATTCCGAATAAAATTGAACTAGTCGCTTGATGAGCTGACAAAATATTACGTTCAGTTTTCTTGATTACTTCAATTAGTTTACTTGCATAATCATCTGCTTCAATAGTGTCTATTTCCATCCCCTTTTCTTGTGGGCTATTGAACTCAACTAATAAATTTTCACCATCTGCACCACTAAAAATTTCTCTAAATTTCTTGGTTGTCCTCGCTTTATCGTCTTCATTTAGAATACCTTTGAAGGTCTTAATGACTTTGGTCAATGAAAACCCATTTGCAACATTATTTTTGAACAATTGCGTTACTAACATATCAGTTACAGCTGATTCGATACATTTATAATCTTGACTTGGATAGGTATTATTTACGCTGACATTATATGAAGAAAAATAGAACAATTTAGGCTCTGTAGTGTCATTGCTCTTTGGAAAATATTTTGGATAACTCAATACAGTACGAGGGGTATTCTTCCAGTCTTTATTGAGAAAGAATGTCGTTTTTGAATTGTTCAACCTAACATGGTGCAATGGCACATGATAGTAATTAAAAGGCTCTCCAAGTTGGTTAAATGTTACTTCAACAGCAAACGCATTGAAGTAAACTAAATCATTTATACACTTTTTTATTAATTCCGATAACGAATCATCTTCGTTAACTTGGATTTCATTTAAAAACTCTCCCGATTTCTTATCAATAAGTCCATCACCAAAAATATAGTTTGATTTTGAGTTCAATATAGAACCATGCAACGATGATTTATCAGCAATATCAATCAAAAAATTAGGGTAAAGATTGTCCTCTCCCCAATTTACATGCTTATCTGCATTCGTTTGTTTTGGTTCGGTCGGTAAAGGGGTTATAAACCTCGCAAAGTTTTCTATTTTATAATTTATTTGGTTATTTTTTTCTTCCATCAATCACTTTTCTTACTTCTGTTGGTCGTTCTTTTACAACTTTCTTCGATTCTCCAACCACCGTCAAAAATCCACTGTCAATTTTTACTTCATTGTTGACTAATTCATAGCGATATTTACCCACTTCAAGCACATTGAAAGAGTGCAAAACCTTTATAAATCTTTCGGTTATAATTTCGGGTTGTAAATCGAATTCTATTTCTTTATTTGATGATTCTTTGGTTAGTTTCAAAGTCACTAAACCCTGAATTGTGAAGGGTGCAACATTAAAAAACAACCTATTTACATCTTCTTTTACGTCGATTATCATCTTCTATTTTTCGATAAATATTGGCTCAATAAAAAAGGGGACTTGAATAAGCCCCCTTGGAAGGATTTGTATTTTTTTAACTCTCTAATTTGGGATTAGATTAAGGTTGCCAAAATAGTTTTGTCTAGTTCAGGTGTTGGTGCATAAATCTCACCATTGAATGATAATGTACGATTTAGGTCACTTGCTGAAATTGTACCGACACTTTCTTTTAACTGAACGGTTCCATCAAGGCCACCGATTACATAAGAGCCGTTTGCCAATTCTATGATTATCGCCACTGGCTGACCTAAGAGACTAGAAACAAATTGATTTGCTTCTGCTGAATATCCAACCATTGAAGCACTAAATGCGAAAGTTCCGCTTATAATGCCATTATCACCAATTTGAATTGTATCGGTTACGTTATTTTGTTTATTTTCTACTTCTATTTTAACAAACTTTTTAGATGTTTGTAAACCAACTTCTGAGACCTTACCTGCCGTCATTGAATATACACTTGTTGAGCCTTCGATATTTTTTAGGTCTGAAAAACTTATCATATAAATGTTCTTTGTACCACCTATAAGCTTCTCTCCACATTGCTTTACGTATCCGACTAGTGAACTACATGCCATATTTTTAATATTTTTATATATAAAAAAGGATGGTGTTGTTATTGCACCACCCTTATAATTTCAATTTTTTTAAAGCGATTACGCTACGTCTAAAACCCCTATTTCTTGAACGAATACAGGTTTAACACCGATTCCAAAACGACCACGGATATACATTGTATCTTTCTCTTGTACGTAGAATGATTCAATTTCGGTACCCTCTGACGTAATATCCCCTTTACCTTGTAAGTTTCTTGCACGTGAAAAAACGATTTTTTTAGAGTCTGCAAGACCATCACAAATCACGAATTTTGCAGATGTACCAAACACCGCCAATGGTTCTAATTGGTTGTATAAGTTCAAAGGTTGAATCTCGCTTACATATTGATTGTATAATTCAGTTCCGATAAAAATACGGAAATCAGCATTTGAAGTAACTGCGACTGGCATCAACAAGAATGCAGAAATAATTTTTTCGTACAATTTAGTTCCTGTTACACCTGTTAAATCAACAGTACCAGTTTTTAATTGCTCCAAAAATCCATCAAAAGATGCTGCATCACCTGCAACCACTTTTCCCTGCCATACGTTACGTTCTAATTTTTCCTTGTTAGCTTTTTTAATATCTGCCATAATTGCATCGGCAAACAAGATTTCATCCATCGTTTTTGCTGATTTTTTAGCTTTCATCACTTCACCTGTCCATTTCGGCCATAAATCGGCTTTACAATATGACTGCATAAATGCCAATGGCTTAACATAAATATCTGTCTGTGTTAAGGTTACATCGCCTAAATCTTGTAATGCGCAAATTTTACCATCTTGGTATACTAAATCTGTTTTCATGATATTAACTGGCTCGTAACCACCAATTTGACCTTCTGCAAATGCTCCATTATCCGACAAAAAGTCGATTGTTGAACCGCCTAAAACGGATTCTGTTAAAAATTTCTCTGTTTCGTCACTTGCCAAAATATGCTTTGGCAACGTACTCACTTTATAACTCATATTTTTTTTTATTTACTTGATTTGTTAAGTCTTGCCATTTGCAAAAACTTGTCTTCTTTCTCCGCTTCTGCTACTGTATTTTGTTTGCTAAATGATGCAGGCGTATTTTTAAGGATTGCTTTAAATTCCTCGATTTTGGTATCGATTTGTTTTGCAAATTCCCCTTTCAATTCTTTGATTGTTGCTTTCAAAGCTTCAATTTCCGCTTTCAATTCTTCAACTTCTTTGGTGTCTTCTGTTGGTTCTTCCTCGGATAAGTCTTCTTTTTCCTTATCCTTATCTTCCTCAACACCTTCGATTAATAAATCAATTGCTTCTTCTTTTTCTTCTTCAGCATCACCTTTTTCTTCTTCAGTGTCTTCAGCTTTTAATTCTTCAGCATCTTCATTTGCTACTGTAATTACTTCAGCTATTTTGCCATCTTTAACGATAAAACTATCACCATTAGGTAATTCAACTTTACCATCAGGTGCTAATTCACTACCTGTTGATGTTGAAATATATACCTCTTCACCTACTTCGTTTTTCGTATATTCGTAAACAGTCTCACCGACATTTGAAGATTTAAAAGAAAACTTAGATACTAAATCATCAAATTTTGCTTTAATTTCTTTGAATGATTTTATGTTCATTTTTATCTCTTATTTTCTGATAAATATTGGCTTACTATTTTTTAGTATTTAGAGCTTTTAAAGCATTGTCAATTTCTTGTTCTAAACTCAATTGGGAATTGAAATTTTGTGTTAAGTGATTAATAAAATAGCCTTCAACGGAGAATCCTGTGAATTTACCTGATTTGATGAACTGCCATAGTTTTTGAGCACTTTTATCTGATTTATCTAACTGTACCCCCACAATCCAACTGCCGTCAACTGCATCAATTCCATGCGGTGCACTCATACCCATAGCATTATTAACAATATATGATTGCCACACATGTGCATTTACAAATGTGTCAGAATGTTGAAGGTTAATAGAATGCTGATAACCACTATAAAAATAGTTTTGTGCTATAGTTCTTATTGTGTCCTTCGAAAAAAACACATCATACTCTTCTCTGCTAACTTCATCATATCGTGGGATAATCTTGTCAGGTATCATTGCAACACCTATTAATTCCATTCTATCCTCATTAGCAACGGCAAAGGTTTCTTTCTTTTCCTGTTTACTAAAAGCAAGGAAACTGCTTTCAACAGCAGGTGAATCAACAATCGAAATCACATTTACGTCCATACCAATAGAGGGGTTTATCTTTAATTCGTAAAGTTTTCTATCCATTATATTTTTTAGATAAATATTGGATGGAAATAAAAAACCCCTTACTTGAAGGGGCAAAAAAACTAATAGCTTGAAGTTCGTTTTATAAATTGGTTTTTCTGTTCGTTTGTTTCCAAATCACTATTTGTTATGTAAGCTTTAACAACTTGATTTTCGTTGCTTTGACTGATTACATCACTTAGTTTATCTGTTCCGTTTTCAGCTGTTTTTAGAACTGTACTATTAATGACCGGTGCGCTAAATGTTGGGGCATCTGCTCCTGCTCCGCCTGAGGTATCACCATCAACTTTTACATTCATGATTTTTTTTACTGTTGCTAAACCACTTGCAATTGTAGTCGCTAAGGCTACAAAGTTGAAAGGATAAGGTGTTTCTTTCATTGCCTTGGTTCCTGCAACGTACGTGTCAATAGTTGCTGTCGCAATCCCTGCAACCTTACCTGCAACGGTTGACTCTCCTAATAATTGTTGTGCTTGGTCGGTTGCACTTGCGATAACTGACAAGTTATCTAGCTTCGCTTTTGCCTGTTCTTCCAATAACTTTTTCTTTGCTTTATTATTAGCTTTTTCCGCTTTTTGAATGTTATCATTATGTTTTTCAGTCGCATCTTCAATTTCCTTATTGTTCGCTTCGATTGCGGATAATTTTGCATTTAACTCTGCTTGAATGTTTGTGATTTCATTCGCATTGACCGATGGGTCGGCCATTAACTCCTTTAATCTTGCTTGACCTTCTGCGTACAATCTTTGAATCTCCGAATTTTCAAGATTTTTAGACTCCGTTGTTATGAGCAATAAGGTGTCTTCATAATCCTTTTTTGCTTGCAGTTGAGCATCTAGCTTTTCCCTTTGTTGCTTAAATTTCCATTTGTCTGCTTCATCGTCAATTTCATTTTTGTCTAATGAATTTGCTAAATCCTTTTCGGCTTCCTTTTGGGAAATGGCTAATTGCTTTAATTGTGATAAATAAGTTAATTGATTGTTTAGCCTTGCATCTAAATCAGCCTTTTGTTCAGGTGTAGCATTTTCTTTTTGCTTGGTATAACTCTCGATTGTCTCTAAGTATTCACGGCTAAAGTCATCCAAGAACTGACGGCTATTGCTTTTTATATAATTAAAGTACTCATCATCATATTTTTTGTTTATTAACCCTCTTTCTATCCTTTGGGCTTCTTCAAGCTTGGAAATATCTTGATTTAATTTCCTTGCTACTGCAATTTGCTCTTTATACTTATCTGCAAGATTTTTTAAATCGGTTTGTCTGCTATTGTGATTAGCAGAATAGGTTACTTTTTCGGCTTCTTTTAAATATCCTTTTAGCTGATTTAACAGTGTATCATATTCTTGCTTTGCCTTTTCGACTCTTTCTTTAGCAAGGTCATTGATTCTTTTACGCTCTGATAATATCAATACATTGCGCTCTGTATTTAAATCAATTAATTGCTTCTGCTCTTCGTCATTTAGCTTTTTGTTGACTTTTGCAGTTTCTATTAAGGATTGTCTTTTTAGGGAATTACGTTTTAAGGATAATTCATATATTTCTTTCTCTTTATTGCTCTGAGCTTGGAGCATCTCGATTTGTGCATCTATTCCGCTAGTTATACCTTCGTTCAGCTTTTTTAAGCGTTCTAACTGTCTTTCCGCTTCACTTGTGATACCGATAAAATCCGTTACTTTTTGAATTATATTACCCACAAATTGCGCTACATCCTTAAGACCAGGAACTAGATTAAAAACAACCTCCTTAAGCTTGTCAAAATGGGTTACCAAATATGCTAATGCACTAATTAACAAACCTATACCTATGCTCTTAAAGGCTAAGCCAAAGCCATTAGTGGCACCAGTAGCACCCTTTGTTGCTGTCGCCAATCCTTCTGTTGCTGTACTAGCTTCACCAGTTGCAGTACTAATTGTATTGATTGTTTCGGTCGCTACCTTTCCTGCTTTGAAGCTAGACATTAAAGCTGTCCATTGCTTGCGGAATTGATTTAAGCTTTGTAAGCCCTGCATTATACTTTGCAGTTGCATCAACTTTGCAATATTTTCTTCTGCTGTTTTACTCTCAATGCCCATAAGTTGCAAAGCACCTGTAACACCGCCTAATACACCTGTTAGGTTTTCTCCAGCTTGAACGAACTGCCCCCATCGGTCAACACTGAGTGAATCGACGGCTAAATCAACATTTTTAACATTTTCTTTTAATTGTGCAACTTTGGATAATATTTCGTTAAATTCTTTACTACCTTGCTCCCCTGCCGTTGCCATTGCATAAAGACGGTCCTCTAATTCGCCTATCTCCCTATTAACGTCCCGAAAAGGCTCGTTTAAATCTCGAATTTTTAGCTCTAATTCGCCTGCTTCATTTGATAATTGTTGTAATTTAAGCGGGTCTTTTGTCGTTCTCTGCTGGTCACGAAGAGACTTCAATAAGTCCTCCATTTCCGATAAAGAAAGGATTGTATTTTTTAAGTCCTTGTTATCGGTTTGAGGTTTTATTTTGTTCTTGTTGACATTTTGAATATCATCATTTAGGTCTTCAACGACTTTTCCAACATTTTTAACTTCTTCAACATTGGAAGAGGGATTGATAATTGTTTCATTGAGGTCTTTTATTGCTTTGGTCGTTTGGTCGATTTCCATATTGACCTGTGCCAATGCGTCGCCTGATACTTTTAATTTGACCTCTTCCAACGCATCAAGCTTCTTTTCAAGCTCTTGAACTTTCTTTTCCGCTTCTGCAACGTCAATTTGTACACCAAGTAATATTTCTTCTTTATTTGAATTGCCTTTAATAGCCATATTTTTTTCAAATAAATATTGGCTCCATGGCAAAGGGCGGAAAACAAAAAAGGCTACCCAATTAGATAGCCCTCATTTCCATACTCTGGAAGATATATGTATTTTAATATTCAGCTTTTGTAGCTTCAACCCCTTTAATTATTTTAAACATCCAATCTAGGCTTTTATTGTCATTTCTAATTAAGGAATAACTAGATAATTTACCGCTTTCAAAATGGAAATCTATAACCCCATCGGGTTTTACAGTAATCCTATATGTTTCCTTTTTGTTCTCTTGAAATTTTTCCAATTCGTACAAAAAATCTTTCCCATATATATCTTTATATGCACCTTCTAGATTGCTAATAAGTTCGTTTTTAAAAATTCCTTTTTTAATAGTGTGCTCGTATTGATAACGGTCTTTATCACCTTTGCAACTTGTTAATATGGTTGAAGCCAATCCAAACACAACCAACAATAATAATATAGCTTTTTTCATTCTGTAAATATATATTAAATGGTAATCTTCTGCAATTTGCATTTAGACAATAGCGTATTGTTATTGTAGTTCACTTCAAGTAACTTGAAATATGCATTACCATCTTCATTTTCAACATAAATCGGCTTAGTAAAATCTAATTCTTCAATATCTTCTTTAGTTAGATATATTTCAACTTCCAAAACCGTCAAATTATTATCGGTCAGCTCCTTTATTCTATTGGTGTAATATAAATTGAAGAGGGATTTATTTTTATCAATGGTTGTATAATCATAAGTCATCAAGTTATACGGAATATCGAATAATAACATACCCTCAAATACATCGGATGTACTCCATTTCAACATACTACAATAGTTGTACGAAGGTCGATAACCTATTAGCGTATCGCCATTTTTGATTTCATAACTTTTTGATAGGCTCTTTAGTCCGTTATTGTACAATATCCTTAATTCACTTTTAAAAGGCTTTTTCTCTCCCATTAAAGAATCTGATTCGTATATAATAGGTAAATTTTTCAAGTCCTTTGAATGACTTAAATTAATGGTCGGGGAAAATATTAATTCAACTGTGTTATCATCCTCTGTACCGTTTTCATTTATTACCATATAGTCACCGTAATTTGATTTATAGGTTTCCTGATAAAAGTTATTCATCATGTCTCCATCCTCTGTGAACTTGAATGAATAGCTTTTTGGAAGGTTAATGTTAGTAGAGAATTTAGCTTTGTTCCACTCAATTTTATCACTCCAATCAACAGAATTTGATGGGTTTAATGTTATGATATTTTTATAAAAATCGTTATAAGTAGAAAATATAAAACGGTTGGGAATATCCTTATCTTGGTATAAATAGAGATTGAACATCTGCATCACCGACTTAAGAAAATCGACAATCTTAACATCTTTCGGAATGTAATTAAATACATTAATAGTATCATCGTAATTAACACTTATTTCCGTTGTTGTATTTTCTTTTCCTACTTGAATGGCTATATTATCAAATTCAATTCCTGTTTCATTTTTTGAATCCTTTGCGCTTTGGTCCTCCCGAAAAAATACAAACGCAAATTCGCCTTGCAGGTTATCAATTTGCAAATCAAATTCCATGCTGAATTCCTGACTAATATTAATATCCGTTTTCTGTACTTTGGTGTAATGCTTTAATTGCCCTTGTTCTAACTTGTTCGCTCCTGCTACATCAGCAAGCCCAACCATCCAAGTGCCTATTGTGCCTTTCGGCATCACTAACCTAAAACGCAAATAGAGTGTACAATTGACGTATTTATCTCTTGGTCGCAATGTTGGCATTGACAATTGTGTTACTCCGCCCCCACCGCTAGATTCCCAAAGCTTAAAATTTGTCTTTGTCGAAGTAATCCAAAAGTCATCAACACTCGAATTAAATTGAGATGCTACTCCATTTATTGTTTGCAGATTTAAATCATTACCTGACTGTGCAGGTGTTGACATAAGGATTTTTGTAATTATACCTTCTTGACTACGAGTAAAGTTTTCAAAATTATTGGGAATAAATACGTTATTAATAATGCCATCAATCTTGGAAGTATCAATTGTATTGTTAATTAATATTGTACCATCTTCCTTTTTTTGCGTGTAAATCTTTTTACTCTGGTCGAACCTAAACCCTTTAAAAATAGCATTCAAATAGCTTTTCAAATAAAATGCAGGTCTTAAATTGTTAAATTCATAATTATTGTCATAAGGGTCATAATTACCTGTTCGATAGTCAATGCCAAAGTCCAACATCGGGAACAAATAAGGTGATGTTGAGCTTGTCCATGTCGGTGTGATATAAGTGTAATTATAAAGCGTGGTTGATGATAAGCTATCAAGCTCATGTAAATAGCGGTCTTTAATGTTACCCATGAAGCTAACAACCTCCCCTGTTATCGCTGCATTGTATTCGGTCTTATTGAAGTCTACTATTTGCAATTTACCTTTTAACAATTGAGTATTATCTTCATAAAGTTGACAATTAACAAATTGGTTGGGTGTATAATTGTGTCCTAGTTGTTGGTTGTATTGAGGTGATGAAAATGTTGAAATATCGTATAGATTTCCCAATGCGATGTTATTGTTTTTTGTTCGCAATAACTTAATATCGTAGGTTATGGTATCATTCCGCTTGGTTATATCTTGAAGGTTTTCAACAGCAAATATTGTTGAAGTGTCGAATGTATCAATGTCAAGCTCGTATATCTCGCTATTGTTGTCCGACATTATATATAGATTGTACTTTTTAGCCATTATATTTTTTCAATAAATATTGGCTTTGGTAACATGGTCAATCTATTTGGCTTGGATGTGGATGTTCACAAAATATTCTTCGTGGTTGGTCATATTCAACAAATCGCTTGGTAACATTTGGGTACAAATTATATCTTCTAAAGAATCAATTGAATATAGGCGCAATGCTTCAACTGAAACAACATGACCTGTTAAAATAGAACCATAATCAAATCCAAACAAATCAGATTCTAACATATTAATTTTCGCAACTTCAATCCAACTTCTTAATTGGTCTTTTGTGAATTTTAGAACCTTTAATTTCTTAGCTTTTTCCAAATCCTCCTTAGCTGAATCAGGAAAATGCGCTAATAAAAACTGCTCATATCTCCTAAAATTTTGTGTTCTAATTGCTTCATTTCTCAATACTAACGCTTCGCCAAACTCAGCTAAAACATCTTTGTAATTCTGCAAGGTCTTCATCGCTCCACTTTAATAAATCATCTAACACTAATACACTCGTATCCTCTTCATCTAGAGTATCTAGATATTCCCAAATGTCACCTTCAACCTTGGTTGGTACTCCACTTTTAAGGATGGCATAACCCTCATTAACCCATCCCTGTACTTGTTCTTTGTTCATTTATTTTTCTCCTTTCTTTGACTACCCATTTAACAGACTCTTCCAACTCGTCAGGCCATCGGCTTAATCCTTCATTTAGAATCTTTATAGCTCCTTCGATACCTACATTCATTGATACCGATAACGCTGTATTTCGTAAATGCTCCGCATGTCCTATGGGTATTTTGTCAGTTAGTTTCATGTTTCAAATTTGATACCAATTCAAAAATACTAAATTTATTAGCAATATATCAAATCAATTTTTACTTTTGTTTTTATGGACATCTTGGAATTCTATTATAAGAACAAGACATACAACGTAATGGTTGAAGTGGTTGATGAAGGAAAAACGGTAATCGATTATATCGTATTCGGCAAGAATAATGCAAGATTCCTTTTTCAACAACAATATCATCTTTGGCGGTTAGTTGAGGGTAAATTGAATAAGGAATTGGAAATAGTAATTATTGATGCTCTCATTTACAAGTATGAAACTAAAATGGTTTGTTTAGCCTATCATGGTGACAAAAGAGAAATTATAACAGTATCCAATTTGAACTATACAGGCCAAAAATATGCTTATAGTTTCATGTGTAATAATAGCGATTTGGGAAGTTTATATTATTGTGAAAATCAAGGGTGGGTAAATAACTTAACGCTCAAATTTTCAGCTCAATGGTTCACGGCTGCTGACTTGGAAATAGTTATTGAAATGCTCGAAAACAATCAAATTCCGTGGGTAAAGCCCTTTAACAAAAAAACACCCTAGCGGAGGGGATAGCTAGAGTGTAATTACCTATGATTTGAAAAACATATTAATAACAATCAGAAATTGATAATGTTTTTATAACAAAAAACCCCTTACACATCCACATGTAAGGGGCATCCATTAATAAACTAAATTATGAGAAACATTAAATTCCCTTTTTATATATTAAATATACAAAAAAATAAATAATAAAAAAACCCCTCGTATCCCGAAAACTACGAAGGGCTAAAAATTTCAATTTTTATGAAAGAACTTAAATATACAAATTATGTCCAAAACTTGGATAATTTCTATTTCCAAACATTATTTGCTAAACTATTCGCCAATACAAACCAAGCGGTCGACGCAATAGCTTTATTGTTGGTAATTTCATAGGTCGCATCACGTAACGTTGCATACCGAAATGCTCCGTCTGATTCTTTAAACTTATAAAGTCCATCCAAAAGTTGATTATATTTTTCAACGTTACCTATTTTGTAGTAGGCCAATGCAACGCCAAAAGAGCCTTCAAACCAAACGGTGTCCTTAGCATTTGGATAACCAAGTTCACTTGAATATGGTTTATATCCTAAAGCCCCTGTTTCTTCGTTAACACTTGAATAATACCGTTCGGCTCTCTCTAATAACTTAACAGCATACTCCCTTTGACCTAAAGCAACCATAGCTATAGCACCCCAACTATTAATGTCCAATGCGTCCGCTGTATCGGGGGTTCCATCTGCATTAATACCTTGATACATTCTATTCTCTGTTGAATTGTACAAACGTGCTACTATGGAATTACCTATAGTTGTTGCAATGCTTGTATAACCTACATTTGCTAATACATTTCCTGCTTGCTTAAAAGCAAAATAAGCATCAATATTATGCTCGGTCGATACCCACGGAATGATGTAATTAGGGTCGAATGTCTCAATCCCTCCGCTCGTTGTATACCTGCCTGAGCCACCTTTAATTAGTCCGCCTTTTGTATTGTCTTGAAGTGTTTTTAAATACTCCAAAGCCTTGATTAAACATTGTTTTACATCTTCTTTAATTGCAGAATTAGGGTACATTTCCAAATAATAACCCAACGCATAAGCAACCCAACAAATTGCTCCTGACCTTAAATAAGCATCTGCACCGATGGGATTTATATGGTTCGTTGAAAATGGAAATGCTCCATTCACCAATTGACTTTTCACAATACCTTTTGCGGTTCTCTTTGCTCCCTCGCTATTTCCAACGCCTGCCAAAGAAATTAAAGACAAACCTGCATCGTATAGGTAACTCTTCGAAGCAAAAGGCGTAATGTAAGCAGGGTCATCTTTTTCAAGCGTATAAGACCTTGGTAGCCACCCTTTGACAGGGGTTTCGGCCAATACTTCATTGGTGGATTTATTTATGATTTTAACCTTATAAATTTTGTCTTCATCGGTTGTGCTTACTTCAAATGAGTAACCGCTAGTTACTCCAATAGAGGTAGCACGTTGGTAATAATCTATATCACTTGTAATATATAGCTTTGCTTCAATATCGCTATAGGTTTCTCCGTTAACACCATCGTTTATTACCTCTTCAATTAACGTATTTGTCGTTGAATTATAAATTTTGAATACAAGTGTTGAAATCCCTTTGTTACCTGTAAAAGTAAATTCCCCTGTTGTAGCATTAACAGCACATTCACCCACTAAATAATCTTCATCACTTCGTCGATAAACTTTAACAATTCTATTGGTTTTGGTTCCATTAACCTTACCTATGATTGGTGCTTTCCAATTGTTTTGAAAGCTTGTTGGAGATATAAAAGTAATGGCTGCTGACTTCTTATTGAGTGTTAAGTTGGTTTTTATTTTACCTGCTAGTTTTTGAACTCCTGACTCATTATTTACTTCGGGCTTTGGTGCTTTGGCTCCTTTACATGGTCTAACGAATTCAAACTTATTAACCAATGTTTTTTCAGTGTAGTACACCAAGCCGTCAGGAAGAGCATATTGCTTTACAATGACCTTTATCCACTCTGTACCATTATCTTCTATCTCAAAAGTAGTATATGTTTTTTCACTAAGTACAGCCACCGAACCTGAATCGCCAATGTCATTAATTTGGAATGGTCCTGAACCTCTATCCACATCTTTATGAAACGGACTAGCTTCAATACATGGAGTTAAACGGTTTTCGGGAAAGGTCTTCCAGTCTAATAAAGTTGGTGAAGTAGTATCAAATATTGCGTTTCTCCCATCGTCGATTGCTTGTTGGTGTGTGTCTCCGTTGACAATAAACATGTTGGTAATATTATTGGTATTCATCCATTGCCATAACTCTGTACGCTCTGCTTTATACGCTGTCCAATGTTCACCGCTACTGCCATAATCCCACGAATAACCATCAAGGTCTTCACCTGTCCATGAACCAGGATTTAACCAACATATTAAAGCAATATCATCATTGTTTTTTGCTGACAATAGAGTCGATTTAAACCAAGCCTTTTGAACATCACCTAGCATTTTTTTGTTAGGGTCGTAATCATCTATCAAAAAGTTATCCCTTTGACTTCTTAAATCCGTCATTATAAATAAAACTCGTCCTACTATCCAAGATTGACCAAGCGAATCAGTTAAGGGATTTGAATTTGCATCATTCAGAAATGAATAGTGAGGGATATTTTCCTGATAAAAATTAATTGATGCAACTTTTGAAGGGGAATTTTTATCGCTATTGTTGTCTCCAAAATCGTGGTCGTCAAAAATATACATCAAAGGTACATTCCGATTTAAATCCCTTACCCTTGTTTGTTTCGCTGTTGTATTGTATGCATTGCGGAATAATTGGCTATCATTTGTTGTAATGTCTTCATAATGCCAATCACCAAGGTGTGACCAAAATAAAGGCTCTTCATTCTTAATCTCTTCAAATGTTTCAGCATTTGAGCCTGTATAATTACATGAACCTGCAACGAATTTAAAATTTGTTGGAGTTCCAACCAATGGGAATGTCTTAAATTTTAATATTTCGGGTTGTTCTACACCGTCCGTTTCCATTTTGACGTAATATTGTGTATTGGAACTAAGACCTGTTAATTTATGCTTCGTAACTCCATTGTTTGCTGAATTATGTGGTAATAAAGCGGTGTAATTCGCATCGGTAAAAGAGGGGTTTTTAGAATATTTCAAACGAGTATTTCCCAATACTGTATTAGGTGGATAACTGATACTATACACATCTGAAAATGGTACTTGCACCTCGTTAAAGCCTGCTGTATTGATTCTGACAGCTAAATTAGACTCACCACTATATTTTTTGATTCTTATAGCATTATTGTAAACGGTTCCACCATCGTCAATTGCTCCAATAACGGTCTGGTCACCTGTTGTATCATCAAACGCAAAAACCATGAAAAAAGTAAAAAAATCAGGGTCTCCTGTCTGCTTTAAACCTGATACCTTATAGTTATTTGTACCATCGAAATAAAGTGCATTCTTACCTTTAAATTTATTGACAGCTATCGTTGCAGGCAGTGAACCAGTTGTTGGTACACCATGTTTTAATACCCCTCCAAAACCTACAAAATCATCCCATTTGCTACACTTTCCACTACCATTATTTACGATAGTTGTTTCATTCATCTGCAACCATTGGATTCTATCGGGCATCGGAATCATAGGAAATGAACCGCTTTCACTTGCTTTAACTACATACCCATCATCTAGCACTGTTCCAGTTGCTAACCACTTATCCGCTAACCATCTTTCTTGTGCGATAATGTTATTATTAGTTGCTGTGTTTGGAGTTCCAAAGTCGTTAATAAAAGCTAATTCACATATATATCCTTTGAAATAAGCTACTTCATCGGCATCTGAACCTATCATTAAATTCTCGATGTATGCAAAATTCCCTGTCTTACTATTGTCCGTTCCTTCTAGTTTCCCATTCACATATACCTGCATCCCCAAAGTCGAATGGTATCTAATTCTCAGAATCTTTAATTCTGTTGAATTAGGTGTTGGTGCTGGGTAATCGAACTTGCTTGTTATTGTTGCGGAGTTTGGTGTTATAGCCCCGATTAAATTATACTGTATTGCCATTTGTTAAATTATTTCTATACCCTTATCATTCTCAACCAAACTCCAAAAATTGCTTAGTATATAGTTGATTTGGGGATTCTCGTCACGATTTGCTATTAGTATTTGCTTGAATAAATCAATTGAAAATGCTACGCTAAAATCTATTGTCAACCTGCTTCTTTTAAAGCCGTTGTTTCTTTGCTGTAATACCTTGTAGGTTTTTACATCTATTGCTATCTCAACAAAATACCCTTCAATTTCAATATAGACCTTATTAGCAATTAACAGCTCTTTTATTAAGCTTGCATCATGGTCGCTCAATACATCACTATATGCATTATAACTATATTTCGAATCAACATTGATAAGCTCCTTGTCATTAAATAATACGCTATTAACTGCTGTTTGCGCTCTCGATTTGTTGAGATATGTTTTATTAATTGTTAAGGTCTCAACCCTATTATTAAATGTGAATGTATCCCACGCACCTAGAGGATTCTTATAGATTAAAGTGAAATCATTTTTATTACAATCTCTCTTAATTATGTATCCCTTGAAATCGCTGACTTCAATATTATCACCATCGACAATGACAATCCTGTATCTGTCTATATTATCGGCTCCTGTAGGAAAAAGAATTGAAGGTGATACGTTTATATTTATCACATTTCCTGTTGTTGGAATATCATAAAAGGTATCTGTACCAACATTATTTACATACTTCGTTACCTTTACTTTCTTACCAATTTTAGCTGTATCTAATATTTTTAAAAACTCCTTCTGCTCTGCTGATACATAGTTAATGTTTGCCTTGTTCGATAAGAAGACCGCTTTGTTCAGTGTTGTATTAATGTTGTACTTGTTGGGCAGATATTTTAGATAATCCATCAACCCCATTTCGCCATCAAAAACGTATTTAACGCCTGTTGATATATTACTACCAACCGCAATTAGCCCTGTTGAGGAATTTATCAAGTATTCCGTAATCGTCAATTCGTAACCATATAAATTACTAGTGCTTACAACATCATTCGAGTTATTCAATTTTGCTTCTACTACATTAGTTAGGACGCTAGATAAATCAACAGACATTGTAGTTGCTAATGGCTTTGGATAGACTTTCTTTTTCGCTATTACATTACCTGTTATAGGCTCTTTAACTTCAACAATACAGTAAATCATTTGGGAACTATCGGAAGTAAATTCCCATTTATTTGTATTGTTTGATGGATTTATATTATGTGGTTGCCCTGTTATTGTTATTGCCATTTATTATTGTTTTTTATGTACATTATTTCCGTACTTATCGAAGATTCGGAAGCGGATGTCATTTGCTAACCCTTGTCGAATCCGTGTATTTAATTCTTGCTTCAACCAATCTACATTCGAATCCCAATAATTACCCCTGCTTTGAAATCCCTTCTTATAAATTGTTGCTCTTATCGCATACGCTAATTGTGTTATCTTCTCGTCCGTGGTCATATCATCAAATGCAGGGTCTTTGAAGAATTTTGAATTGTTAGCTGTTATTAATTGTCTATTTTTAACCCAATCAATAAATACACTAACAGGGGGCTTAAACTCCTTATAACTATGAACCGAACCGTTATTTTGCTCCGTTCCATTTACGCCCCTACTTTGATAAATGATATGTTGTAAACCTAATATTTCAACCTCATTCATATTATTGACCTTGATACTTAGCTCTTCAATCGAACCAGTAACCAAGAAGTCATTAATTGAATTTATCTCCGTTTTAACACGTTCTATAAACTCCGCAACAATCTGCTCTAGTATGGTCATATTAAAGGAAAACGCCCCTTTATCTTCACCGACGGTTGCAACAAGGTTATCAATCAAGTTATTGAATTGTGCTTTTTTACTTGCTTGTTTTAGACTCTTTGCCATAGTTATTTCTTTAGTATGTTGACCTTATCTTTTAATAAAGAGCTATAAACAAACACATCGACCGCAAACATTTTCATTCCTTCGAGCATCGTTATAAAAAGATATTCGCAAACATTATGTAAAAGCTCAAAAAACCCCCAACGTTTATAAAATTCCTTTTTCAAATACTGCTGTGATGCTTCTATTGCGCTTTGTGCTTCTTCTTCAACTTCTCCATCAAAGAGGTTTCCAAAGCTGTTAAATAAGTCTTCAATTGTTTCTCTAGTGCAAAAAAAAACCTATTGGCTTCTGCCATGCTCATATTGTCCTCAATGTTTTCGATAGGAGTTTTTAGTAATATGTTTATCATTTCAGGCCAATTGTTGATGCTGTTCTGCTCTTGAAGGTTCATGAACTTCAATAAATCTTCGAAAACTATTTGGTCAAAGCTTTTTATAAGATTCTGGTCAATCTCTGCTGTTTGGTTTGATTCGTCATTTTCGAACTGATTAAAACGTTCAGCAACTTTGAAATAATCCACTTCTTTAAATCCCACCACATCATATAATTGTACACCTGTGAACGTGTAGAAATATATATCTAGCATGTTACGGTATACCTTTTCAAAGTCATCAACACCGCCTAATTTGTCAATCAAATTCCTGAATGTTATATATTGCTTTAGCGTTATATCAGCCCATTTTAGGGGGAGTTTACTTAATAATTCTTCTTTACTTACCATTACTTTTTTTGGATAAATATTGGCTTACCAACCGTACTTGGCTAAAGGATTGCCATTGCTTCCATGCATCGCTTTACCTTCTTCTAAATAGAAATTGGCTAATGCAAGTGACACTACAGTATCATCGTGACAACCTGATATTGAATTGAAGCTAATATTATGTGTTTTCGGGTTAAGTGTTGCAATGTATGTACTTAACTCCTTGGCTGTAATCTCGTTGTATTTTAGCTTATCGGTATTAAGAGCAACACGTAATTCTGTTATTAGATTTAGCTTGGTTGAAGTATCGAAGTGCACGCCTATTACATTCTGCGCTACCATTTGAAGGCGATAAAATAATCCATCCCCTATGCCTGTTTTATCGATTGCTTTTATAATTCCACTCGGTAAATTCTTAATTATGCCTTCCAATAGATTAGAATCAAAACCCTTATAGTGTTGATGCTCGGTCATGTGTCCATTAGTATCTAAGCCTGTTATTGATGTGTAGTCACCGTTGGGGCTTGTTGCAATATCAATTCCATACACAACTGTTGGAAGCGTTGATAATACTGTTATTGTATTTCTTTCTATTACATCGCTATCAACAATTGCACTTGCATTTTCGCCTGCTATAGCTAGATATTCCTGATTGAACTGTGCTTTACTTAATTGTTGCCTGAACCTATCAATTACTTCTCTTTTGATATAGGGGTTATCGTATGTGGTGTAACGAAAATGTGACCATAATACCCCATCATTTTTTTGACAGATTTCAAACCAGTAATTTTTTCCTAAAGGCGTGGAAATCAGCAACATACGGCCATCCCTATCTGTTAGTGTCGCACCTATCGGACCATCAAGCTTTTCCTGTAAATTCGCTATAAATGCGCTCTCATCGACGATGACCAAATCGTAATTACGCCCCCGTATTGTGCCGTCCAGGCTATCACCATTTCCTGAATAAAACTTGATTTGACCGCCTGTGATAAATGATATTTCTAAATCACTTTTGTTCGATTCCGCAACATTAACAGGTAATAGCTTTAATATCTCATTGAAAAAGAATTTGGCTTGGCTATACTGCGGACAAATATAGGCTATTTGCTTACCGTTACATGCTTCAACAATTGCGATGATACTCATTATTGTACTCTTCCCACCCCTGCGGCCAGCATTTATAGTTATATTTTTTACCTTACTGTTAAAGTATGCGTTTAATATTTCTTTCTGCTTATTGTGCGGTGTAGGTAGCTTGATATTATATTCATTATTCACTGTTGCTACCCTCGTCAGTAGAGGTATTTAAAAGGTCTCCAAATGAAATATTTATTTTAACATCACCTTTTACATCCGTTGTATTATCATTTTTATTAGCGGATAACTTAGGCTTGATATAGTTCATGAGGTCTATATAGACTTGCAATCGCCTTGAACTATTTACTTGTGCTAAGTCATCGATAATGGTCTCCGCTAGGTTATCCATTACCATTTCAATTGTGGCTTTTGTTCTTGCTGTTACTTTATTAGGTGTTCCTTTTGGTCTGCCACCTTTTATTTTATTCCCCTTTTCAAAAGTTGTTGCATTCTTTTTTTGTGGTTGTCTTCCTGCCATTATGCCCTTTTATGCCCTTATTTTATGGGCATCTCCACGAATAAATATTGGATGAGATAGCTAACAGTAATTTAATTTGAATAACAGATAAATTATAACTAAATTTATTCTAATTTAATAAACCTATATGTGTGAAGTTCCTCCGCCTTTAGTCGTTCAGCATCTTGCTCAAAAGGGGTTAAAAAAAACGATTAAGCATTTTATTATCAAACCTTTGTATGTATCAATAACTGTTGAAGACTATTTATTTCATTTCATCCGAAATGGGAAAATCTATAAAGAAAGGGTTTTTAAATATCATTGCTTTGAAAAATCAGCTTATAATTTATTGTTCAAACATCTAAAAATAAACCCAAACGAAACTGCTAATTCAATTCAGATTCCTGTTGAGTTTAATAGTTTTAAGTACATCGTTTTATTCGAAAAAGTGGGTGATAAATTTATTATAAAAACACATGAATTTGTAGACACATAAAAAAAGGATAGCTAATTGCTATCCCTTAAATAAAACGTATATAATAAAATGAAAATTTACTTTCTTTTTCTTTTGTTGTTGTTGTTCGTTACTTTCTTCGGCTCTGGCACGTCTTCGACTTTAATATCGGTATCTGAACCAATTGGATTGAATGGATTTACCTCATTTACTGTTGTTTTTTCCTGCTTGCTCAACCTCGCGAATACTGGCAACAAATCGCCTAAAAAATTTCGAATGCATCCTGCGCAACTGTCAATTTTTAAAGGATATTTGACTGTGGGATAAGCTTCTTTTAACTTATTCAATATCACATTCAATTGCTGTTGAGTGGCAATGTTAATAATAAGGTCACCACCTTTTTCAAAGATTTCTAATACCTTTTCAATTTTCTTAATTTCTTCTAATAATTCTTTTTCTTGGTCTGTCATTTTTAACTATTTAGTTTTTTTAATAATTCTTTGCAGTTATTTGTTATCTGCAATAATATTTCATTATATTTTTCTCGGTCTAGATTGTTAAATCTTCCCTTTTTCCCTGTACCTTTTTTGTTAATATAGATGTAGAAAAGTTCTTTTTGCTCTGCTGTCATCAGCTCTATAAAGTCATCAACGTTTAATTCATATTTTTTTTCAAATCCTGTTATACTATTATCTTCAATAATATATTCATCTTCATTATCAAATAATTCGCTTGTATTTACACGCTTCATATCTTTGTTATATTCAATACTATACCTTTTAATCTTTTCGTAATAGCTTTTTGGTGACGGATACTTTTCATTAACATCTCGAAATAGGTGTCTCTTTACCATTAGGCAGATGGTTGCTGTTAGTTTTTTTGGATTTTCAAGTAATTCAGGCCATTTTTCCAATTTGATTTTTAAAACCTCGGTAAATACCTCATTGTAATAATCCCCCATTTCCCTACTTATTTTTTCATCGCTCCATCCTTTTGACTTAAGCCATCCGCTAATGTAATGTACAATAGGATTATGTCCGCTTGATGACTCTCTACCCATATATGTACCTTTATATCTACCTGTTGTATACAGTTCTTTTATTGCTTCGTCTTTTCTTTTTAGTAGATTTTTATCAAATTCTAATTCTTTATTATTGTTCAACTTCTATTATTTCAACCTAATTGGTAGGGCGTTTTTCAGCCTTTCCATCACATCAGCGCAATAAGGTGCACTAAGTGTCACAAGCAACCATTTCACTATCGGCAATGGTGCTAAGTTAAATGTGCCTATTGCGACACAAATCCAAAATGTTAGGCAAAAAATGCATGAAAATGGCTTGCCTAGTCTGTCCAAATAAGCATACAAAGGGATGGAAGTAATCATATTGACCACCATCCCGATAATTATGCTATACCCTATTATATCCCACATACTATTAGATTTTAAATAGGTTTATAAAAAATTCTTGTCCAACTGGTGTAACCTTGGTTACCGTTGTCATCTTCTTATTTCCCTTATTATCGAGGTATTCGCTGTATTTCAACTCAAATAATCCATCTTCGACAGCGTGTTGAAGAGGCTTGTTATATTTATCACCTCTTACACCTAAATAGCCCAAATCCCGTAACAATTGGAACAATTTATTTTGACCGATTGTAAAGCCTGCTTGGGTTATAAGGGTCGCTAAATGACCTACTAAACAGCTTTCTCCAGTCTCAATTACAGCATCAGCAAATACCACCTTATGGGCTTGTTCTTTCAATTGTGATGCTTGTTCATTTACCTTTGTGCTTACCTCATTTAATTGTTTATTTGTCTGCTCAATTAATAATTGTTGTTGTTCGATTTGTTCAGCCTGTTGGCTAGCCAGTAATAACGCACCTGACAACGTTGTCGGGATTTGGAATTGATTATTTACCGCTTGCTGTTCCAATTCTTCCCACCTGTTTATCAACTTCGCCCTTGCGACATCGTTGAATTTCGTAATGATGTATAGGCTTTCTTTTTTCGTTAAGAAGTATTCAGGTCTTTTCTTTCCTTGCTCGTCAAAATATTCAGCCAGCGCAAAATTGCGCCCACCTACTTCTAACCAAGATTTTTCCATATTCCTAATTGCTCTCATCACATCTTTGTGATTCTTACCTGCGTAACTTGCAATCTCTCTGCTACTTAGTAATGTTTGTCCATTTCTGTTTGTTGTTGTTAAATCCATTATTATTTGTTATTTGTTATTTGCTCTTTTATTTTTTCTCTTCTCTTCAATCCTACCCTCCAATATTTTTATCATTATTTGTAATCGGTGGCATATTTCATATTCTTCTTTTTTCTCCATTACTTTTTGAATATCTCGCATATACTGGAGCTTTGTTATTGTTTCTTCGTTATCGTCTTCCTTAGTATCTCTTATTGCTTTAATTGTACTAGCTAAGTAGATGTTGTTTAGTTGTTGTTGACTTAACACTTTCTTTATTTCCTTCATTGTCAAGTCTCCGTATTCCTTTAATGTCATCTTTGTTTCTCTTTCTTTATTATAAATATCATTCAATTTTAAATAATTCACTTATTTATTAAAATTTTCTTAAATTATTTCATAAATAATTGACATTCAGGTAAATTATTTTTCTATTAATATATATTGAAATGAGATTTTTATAAACTCTATTAAAAAAAAAGGCACAAAAAAAAGGGGCTAATTAAAGCCCCTTGAAAACAAAAATTTATGAAAAAATTAAAACGGAATACAAAAATGAACAGCCTATTCCATAGCCTTATATTTTTAAATCGCTTGTAGCAACTCGTTATATAGTCGTGTTGCAGTTGCTCCACTTATACCTTTATTTACTATTTCCTGCACGCTTATATTATTGTTATTCAGGTATGATTTTACTATTTCTTTTTTGGTCTTCGTATCTTTAATGTGACGGCCACATATACGTGTTGCTGTAGCTTCTTTCTCGCTCACCGTTACCTCTTCTACCTGCTTTACTTCTTTTATCTCAACTTGTTGAACGTCATTATTATTGAATACTATTTCGTTGTTGGTATCGGGCACAATAAAAGCTTCTGCGTTGTATATATCAACGTTATTGTCATTATCTTCATTTGGGAAAAATGGAGTATCAGCACCTTTTATCTTTTTGCGCTCAATCAATGTACTAGCATATACATCTTGACTACTGCTAACCATATTACCCTCGCTATCATATACATACTGAGGTTCAAAGTATTCATTATTTTTTACTTCTTCTACAATCTCTGTTGAAGGTTGAGCAACCACATGGTTAACACTATTGTTAACTAACTCATTTATTTGCTGTTGCATCGATGCAATTAATTCTTCCAAAATTGAAACCTTAAATTCTAATTGGGTTATCTTTTCTTTTTCTAAATCCATATTATTTTTTTCTAAATCCTTACCTACCTGCAAAACCTCAACATTCATCTTCTTCGCAATCTCTTTCACTTTCACTTTAGTTGAGGTTGAAGGTATGATAACATTATAATTATCTTTAATGTATTTCTTAGCAAAGGCACCTGAATCTTCTGTAAGTGTATAAAGTGTATAATCATTTCCAGTTGCATCTTTACCTTTATACAGGTACGGAGTAACAAGTGTATAACGTGTATAATGTTTTGCAGTTGTATATCCGCTTACCTTCTTAATAATACCACCATCTACTAACTTAGCAATAAATTCTGTACCTTTTTTGCCTGTTAGAGCCATCCAATTGCCGTAACGGCTAGATACCTCTTGATAAGCTTCATATCTCTTTTTAATGCTATTATACTTTCCCTTATTTATCCAAAAGACAGTAAATAATACTTTTTTGAAGTCTGTTTTATCACCTTCGAATAGCTTTTCTATTTTCTTTACCAATGACGTTGGAAACATCATATTAATTGTTTTTTGTGCTGTTTCTGTGCCTTGCACATCTACTGCTATATTATTGTTATTTCTCATATTCTTTTTATATATACTAATTGTTAATCTTTAGTTATTCATTTTAATAATGGTTGAGGGTTAATTACTCCCCCAACCTTGAATATGAAATAACAATTAATATTGTATCGTTTAATAATAAATACTGCAATAATTAAGTAATGTATAGTTTATTTTTAAAATAAATTACAACTACCTGTATATCAATCAGATTATTTTTAAATAATTTAAAATCTTGTTGGAATGTTCCAATCTCGAATGAGTTGGATAATCTTAGTGATGTTGTAACCACATATAACGAATATAATGCAAGAATGCTCTATACCTAATTTTTTTATACTTTTTTTTTAAAATAAAATTGAAGAGTAGATTATACACCTAATTATACATATACTAACAATTGTTATACACTACGTTATACACATTATACAATAGATTATACAGTAATAATATATTTATGTTATAAAAAAGTTATACAGATGTTATACACATATATAAAAGAATAAGAGTATAAGAATATAAAAGAATAATAAGATAAAATACTAAAAGAATAAGATACTATAATTGTTATATATATGTATAGATATGTATAGATATGTATAGATATGTATAGAATTGTATATAAAGTGTATAACTGTTATAATTCTATATTTATATATTATTAATGTATGTGTAATGTTGAAGGTAGAGAAATATATACTATTCAATATTATTTATTATATCTCAACAGTTGAAGGTAAGTAATATTATTATATTCAATTTAACAATATAAATAAGCTATACAATCAATTATTATATCTTCAAGAGTATAAAGTATTATAATTAACAAATAATGTGTTATATCTCTTTATTTCAATTCAAATAGATATACCGTTAGGTATTGGTAAGAATATTGAATCTTAATATGTAACAGTAATATTAATTCTCAATATTGATAGTATATTATATCTTCAACAGTATTGTAATAGTAACAGTAACAGTAATCATTACAGTATATTCAATAGTAATATTAATTCTCAATATTGATAGTATATTATATCTTCAACAATGTAATGTAACAGTAATATGTATATATCAATTTTAAGGTATAAATAAAGCTATACAATTAATTATTATATCTCAACAGTATTAAGTATTGAAATTAACAAATAATGTCTTATATCTCTTTATTTCAATTTTAATAGATATACCGTGAGGTATTGGTAATGTTATTGAATCTTAATATGTAACAGTAAATTCAACAGTAATTTAAATATTCTATTATCCAATACTATGTAATGAGGTTACAAATATTTGAATATCTCAATTATAAAAAAATGACTATCGTCCAAGGTTACAGAGATAGAAAATAGTTAACCATCAACATTGAGACAGTTCCGCCCCGCCCCCCTTTTTGAATATGCTATAGTAACGATTATTAAAGCTAAATCAAGCCCTAGAATCGATTATTATTCAGAAATAGTATAAAGTATTCAGATTAACACAAAATGCCTTAAATCGATTAAAAATAGTTAATAATCGTGACCTGTATAATGACCTGTATAATGACCTGTATAATCAGGTATATAATCAGGTGCTTTGTCGGTGTATATTTATTAAAAAAACAATCATTCTCCAACTTGTTTTTTTTCCTTTTTGCACTATTTATAAAAAAAGCTAAAATGAATAAAAAAGAAAAATTTGAAAAAAACTTGATAGAATTATCATTATCAAATGATTATGAAGTCGCAAAAAAAGAATGGGTATTTAAAAAATATATTAACAATGAAGCTACATGTGTATGTGGTCAGCACCTTCAAAGACATCTCATTTTCGTCAATAAGGTAAATAATAATAAGGCTATTATTGGGTGTAACTGTGCTGAAAAGTTTATTGACGTGGCTATCGGTACATCATTCACAAATGGACTTAAAAAGTTACAGACAAATAAATATGCCATTATTAGTTATTCATTGTTAATGCATTTACATGATAATGAATTAATTACGGATAATGATATAGATGAATATCAAGAAAAAAAATGGGATAAAGTAAAAGAAATAAATGAAATTTTGCTTGTACATATAGGTGTCGATATTACAACATTTTATGAACAAAAAGAACTTGATTTTAATCCCGAAATAGCTGAAAATATTGAAAAATTGATTGAAATTGCTAAAAATAATAAAAGTAATTTCTTAAAAAAATTCGCTCAAAGTATTAAGGAACAGTTTGCTGAAAGAGGTACATTAAGTAAAAAACAGTTGGAAATTTTGCATAAATACGTGTTGTAGTAAATAAAAAAAGGGGCTTTAATGAGCCCCTTTAATACTAATCTAAGCTATCAAATAAATCTTCGTCAATCACCGCTTCAAATTCTCTGCTGTATGTGGCTATGATAGTTGTAGACCTATGCCCAGTAATTTTAATAATTTCTTCATCAGTCAATCGGTTGTGTTTGTAATAATGGACTCCGTTGTGTTTAAACCCATACAATTGATGATTTTCGGTAAATAAATCTTTGTCTGTTGTTTTTTTACTCCTAAAAGCGGTAAACATCCTTGTAAATGTGTTCCGAGTTGTTTTGTTTTTACCAAATAATTGAATGTCATTTTTTGTGAATGGTCGATTTCCTAAAGCAACCTTCCCATTATTCCCAAAAAAGTAATCGTCTTTGTCAGGTTTATTAGTCTCCAAATATTCCAATAAAATAGGCATTAACCGTTTATGTATACGCAATGTAAGTTTCTTTTTGGTCTTTATTTTTTTTGCAGGAATATTAATAATTCTGTTTTCAAGGTCAAAATCCTTCCATTGTAATGATACAATTGTTTCAGGTCGATGGAGTGAATAATATATGAATTGAGCCATGTAACCAAGGTATTTGTTGTACTCAAATAAAGAATCCAAAGCCTTATTGACATCATCATATTTTGCATACTTCTCTGATTCTTCAACATCAAATTTCTCAATCCCAAATGATTGATTTTCAATATTCAGTCTTTCATGTTGAATAAGGAATTTATAAAAGTCCTTCCATAAATTCAGGTAGGTATTATGCAGGGAATTAAAAGTTTTATTATTATCCCCCATTTTTTCACCGCTTTGAATATAATTGAGGAATTTTTTCAAATGTAAATGGGAAAATTTACCGACTTCAATATCATATATTTGTTTTTCATCTAACCATTCGCTAATTACGTTAACCTTGCTCACATATAATTCAAATGTACCACCTTTTACCCTTTTACTTTTATACTTAAGCCATTCTTTTAACCAGTGCTTTAGCGATAAGCTTGCTTTTTCTTTTACAAAGTCCCCCGAATCAACATCAAATTCTAATGTTTGGAGTTTATCAACAAGTAATTCAACAAGTGCATCCGCCCTTTCCATCCGTTTTTTAACTATAGAACTAGTAGTAACAACACTGCCATTTTTGACAAAAGGCGGTTGATTGAGGTCAAATGATTTTTTCCATTCTTTAGGCTGATTAAGACTATTTTTATACTTAAATCCAATAGTCCATTTTTTTGAATCACTTTTACACCCTTTCTTAAAGGGATTACCTATTGATTTACCGCTATTTATACTCATATTTTTTGCAATTTTCGAGAGCTCCAAAAAGAGCTCCAACAGTGAATTTTTAAACTAAAAAACCGCCTTTAAACGATTTAAAGACGGCTCTAATGTACAAAAAACGCACACACAAATTTACAATTATTATGCCTATTTCTCTAACAAATGGCAGATAAATTTTATTTAACCTGCCTTTTTTTCCTATTCTAGGAAATAGATTTGTAATTTTGCTCACTTTTAGCAATTGGCACTCCCCTTGCAATATACGGGAAACAATAATAGAAGCTTAAAATTTGAGCGTCAGCCGTCAACATGTCAGCGACTGCCAAATACACAAAATAAATACTATGAGCAAATTCGAAACTTTTGATTTCAGTCAAGCAATTCCAATCGTTGCAGAGGATACCGAATTCTTCCCCTTACTCACCCAAGAGGATGAAGATAATATGGCGAATGCTGAAATTCCAGAAGCATTGTCTATTTTGCCTTTACGTAATACCGTATTATTTCCCGGTGTTGTCATTCCGATTACCGTAGGTAGAGATAAATCCATCAAACTTGTCAAAGAAGCCTATAAAGGCAGCAAGACTATCGGTGTTGTTTCTCAAAAGGACATGACAGTAGAGGACCCAGGATTTGAAGAACTAAACAAAGTGGGCACCGTTGCCCATATCATCAAAGTACTTCAAATGCCTGATGGTAATACCACCGTCATCATTCAGGGAAAACAACGATTCAACTTGTTGGAAATTGTCGATACAGAGCCTTATTTAAAGGCGCGTGTGGAGAAATTCAACGAAGCGAAGCCGAAGATGACCAAGCACTTTAAGGCGACAATTTCTACCTTAAAAGAAATGGCGCTGCAAATCATCCAACTTTCGCCAAACTTACCGAGTGAAGCTGGTATAGCGATTAAGAATATTGAAAGCCCCTCGTTTCTGATCAATTTCATTTCGTCGAATATCAATGTTGAAATGACAAAAAAACAGGAGCTGCTTCAAATACCTAAAGTAGAGAATCGGGCCAAACTTTTACTGGAACTGTTGACTACAGAAATCCAGATGCTGGAATTAAAACACCAGATACAAAATAAAGTACGTGTGGACCTTGACAAGCAACAACGCGACTATTTCTTGAACCAACAGCTTAAAACTATTCAGGAAGAATTGGGCGGAAATACCCCCGATCTTGAATTGGAAGAGCTTAAAAAACGTGGAAAAACAAAGAAATGGAGTATTGAAGTAGAAAAACATTTCACCAAAGAACTCGAAAAGCTTTCTCGTATCAATCCTGCAGCTGCAGATTACTCGGTGCAGCTCAATTACCTGGAGTTACTGCTCGATCTGCCTTGGAATGAAGCAACAAAAGATAATTTTGATTTAAACAAAGCACAAAAAGTGCTCGATAAAGATCATTATGGGCTTGAGAAAGTAAAAAAACGTATCATTGAATACCTTGCGGTATTGAAATTAAAAAATGATATGAAAGCGCCAATCCTTTGTTTGGTAGGCCCTCCGGGAGTCGGTAAGACCTCTTTGGGAAGATCTATTGCCAAAGCATTGGGCCGTAAATATACCCGTATGGCCTTGGGTGGTGTACGCGATGAAGCTGAAATCAGAGGGCACCGCAAAACTTACATCGGCGCAATGCCGGGCCGCATCATTCAATCCCTGAAAAAAGCAGGCGCAGCAAATCCTGTTTTTATCCTGGATGAAATCGATAAGATGAGCGCGGATTTCAAAGGTGATCCTTCTTCTGCCCTGTTGGAAGTATTGGATCCGGAACAAAACACGCATTTCTATGATCACTATGTGGAAATGGAATTTGATCTTTCTAAAGTGATGTTTATCGCAACAGCCAACTCGCTAAGTTCTATTCAGCCAGCTTTATTGGACAGAATGGAGATCATCGAAGTGAATGGCTATACCATCGAGGAGAAAATCGAAATCGCAAAAAAACACCTGTTGCCAAAACAGCGCGAGATGCATGGAATGGCATCTAAAGATGTGACCCTAAAAGGCAAGATCATTGAAAAGATCATCGAGGACTACACGCGCGAATCTGGTGTACGGGGATTGGAAAAGAAGATCGGCTCGGTCGTACGTGGCATCGCAACGCGCATTGTTATGGAAAAAGATTACAACCCGAGTATCAATGAACAGGATCTTCTGGACATCTTGGGTGCACCGATCTTTGATAAAGACATTTACGAAAATAACAATGTTGCCGGCGTCGTTACAGGTTTAGCCTGGACTTCTGTAGGTGGCGATATTCTATTTATAGAATCGTCTTTGAGCCCAGGGAAAGGACGTTTGAGCCTGACTGGTAATCTAGGGGAAGTTATGAAGGAATCGGCATCGATTGCATTGGCCTACCTGAAAGCGCATGCTTCGGATTTTGGCATTGACTACCGTGTATTTGACCATTGGGACATCCATATTCACGTTCCTGCAGGAGCTATTCCAAAAGATGGCCCTTCGGCTGGTATAACGATGCTTACAGCATTGACATCGTTATTTACACAACGTAAAGTGAAGGAGAAACTAGCCATGACCGGTGAAATCACCTTACGTGGAAAAGTGTTACCTGTAGGCGGTATCAAGGAAAAAATTCTTGCTGCTAAACGTGCTAACATCAAAGATATTATCCTTTGTAAATCCAATGAAAAGGATATCCTGGAGATCAAGGAAGATTACATCAAAGATATGCAGTTTCACTACGTGACTGAAATGTCGCAAGTGATCAAACTCGCATTGTTGGAAGAAAAAGTCATTGGCGCCATTGATCTGGCACAGCATATAGAAAACACAAAAAAGGAGAGCTAACAGCTAACCGAAAGGTTTTTAAATGACAAAGGGGCTATCCAAAAAAGTTGGGTAGTCCCTTTGTTATATAATTTTATACCGAATATTCTATTCTTAAACGGTTTGGGCTTATTTTTACACATCCTCCTTTAGTTTAAACTAAGCCTTCTTTTACGGTTAACTTCTGATAACGCATATCATCGTTTAGATCCCAACTTTTCATGCAATAGCTCCTCGTCCAAACTGTTTTCATATTTGGAGATCACCAATGTCGCCGCCGAATTTCCGATCAAATTTGTAATCGCCCTTGCTTCACTCATAAAACGGTCCACACCAAAGATCAGAGCTACGGATTCTACAGGTACATGTCCGACAACAGGTAAGGTCGCGGCAAGGGTAACAAAACCGCTCCCCGTGACGCCGGCAGCGCCTTTGGAAGTCAGCAGCAATACCAGCAGCAAGGTAATCTCCTGCTCTAAGCTAAGGTGCATATTCAGCGCCTGTGAAATAAATACCGCTGCCATGGTCAAATAAATACTTGTCCCGTCCAGATTGAAGGAATACCCTGTAGGGATAACTAAACCTACAACAGGTTTAGCACAGCCTGCATCTTCCATCTTCTGCATAATACCCGGCAATGCCGACTCTGAGGAAGAAGTGCCCAAGACAATCAAAATCTCCTCTTTAATATATTTTAAAAACTTAAAAACATTGACCTTAAGAT